GGGCTTCTCCGGATTGTACCAGCCACAGTAAAGCGAAGGGTGGACAACCTAGGAGTAAAGGACTTCGTATACTGCCATGGGCGGTGTACAAGCATGCAAGAAAACTTTTGCCTGCCGTAATCATCATGGAAAATGTTGAAGAAATACAGGAATGGGGACCGCTTGATTCTAACGGGTATCCAATCAAGAACAGAGCAGGAGAAGATTACAAAAAATTTATTGCATCAATGGAGTCGCTGGGATATGACTTTGCCAGCAGAGAATTGGTCGCTGCCGATTATGGAGCACCAACAACAAGAAAAAGGTGGTACGCAATTTTCCGGAATGACGGGAAACAGATAGTATTCCCCGAACCGACTCACAGCAGTTGTGGATTTCCTTTGAAAAAATGGCAACAATGTGGAGATTACATTGACTGGTCGGACTTGGGTAGGTCTATTTTTGACCGAAAAAGGCCATTGGCAGAGGCAACTCAGAAGCGAATAGCAAATGGCATTTTGAAATATATCGTCAACGAAAAACACCCATATATTGTGAAAAGTGAGGATGCACTTGCATTTCTTATTCAATACCACGGAGAAACTAAAGAAGGAACTTCGAGAGGACAGATGCTTACAGAGCCAATCAAAACAATTGATACAAGTAACAGATATGGTTTGGTGATGGCATTTATTACGAAATTTTACAAAACAGGAACAGGTCAGAGCTGTGAAGAACCATTACATACAATTACAACATCCCCAGGGCATTTTGGGGTTGTGTCAGCGTTTTTAGTGAAATATTACGGAACCGGCTGTGGGCAGCCAATAAATAAACCATTAGGAACTATTACTACAAAAGACAGGTTCGGACTGGTGAATGTGTTGATGGTTGAAGGACAGAAGTATATTATCTCTGATATTTTCTTGAGAATGTTGAAACCGGAAGAATTGAAAGTAATGCAGGGATTTCCGGATGATTACATAATCAACAGAGACATAGAATGGAAACCATATTCAAAAAAGGAGCAGGTAGCAAGGATTGGAAACAGTGTTGTGCCGATTATGGCACAGGTCCTTGTACAAGCCAATTGCCCATATCTGATTAAGGGCAAAAGGGCGAAAAACTTGGTTATAGATAGTAGCGGAGAGCAATGTAAATTTGCCATATAAACAAAAAGAAAAGGAGAACAGACAAATGGAACTTAAAGTAAATGAAGTAGAAATTCCTAAAGTAATTGAGTTCAATTACAAGGAATTGAAAAGCGAACTTGAAGAAAAAGTGTCGCACTATGAAACATTAGTGTACACAGATGAACAGATTAAAGAAGCCAAATCCGACAGGGCAAATCTTAACAAATTGAAAAAAGCTCTGAATGACGAGCGCATCAGGCGAGAGAAAGAGTATCTGCAGCCATTCAATGTATTTAAGGCACAGATAAATGAGATTATCGGGATTATTGACAGACCTATTACGGTCATTGATTCTCAGGTAAAGGCATACGAAGAAAAACAGAAGCAGGAAAAAAGAGCAGCTATTGAAGAAGTGTTCGGAACAATCGGTTTTCAGACTTTTGTTACATTGGACATGATATTCAACGATAAATGGCTTAACGCTTCAACGTCATTGAAATCTATCGAAGAAGAAATGAAACAGTTAATGTACCGCTTTAGTACCGACCTCTTGACACTAAACAATCTGCCGGAATTTGGCTTTGAAGCAGTAGAGGTATATAAAACTACACTTGACATAAATAAAGCTATCAGTGAGGCACAGAGAATGTCACAGATAGCGAAGGCAAAGGCGGAAAAGGAAGCAGAGCAGGCAAGATTGAAAGCAGATCAGGATGCAGCAATGGAAAGAATGATTGCTGAAGAAGAAGCAAAAAAAGAAGCTGATGCAACAAGTTCCAAAATAGAACAGGTTGAACCGGTGGCTGATGCCCCAAAGCAATGGATTAAATTTCAGGCATATATGACAGTAGAGCAGGCAAAAGGCTTAGGTCAGTATATGAAATCCGCAGGGATTGAATATAAAGCACTTTAAAGGAAGGAGGATGAACAATGACAGGAATAATTATCACATCAATTATATGTGGCACAATTCTTTGCGTTTTCGGTATCACTTTCATTGCACGTCAGAGACAGAAAAAGAAGTCTGCTAAGGCGTTAGGAGGAATATTGAAAACAATCTTTGATGAAAAAGAAAGCGAGGATTAAACATGATTTTATGTGACATCAAAAACGGAAGAACTACAATATCCGGACCTGCAGTAATAATCTGCGGAGAGTTAGAAGAAATTATCAGGAAAGTGAATAAAAGTTTCATTGATATGCTTGGAAAAGAGGGGGCAGAAGAGATAATGCACGAACTCTTTAACAATGCACTGCTTTCCGAAGAAGAAAGAGACAAAAAAGCCAATATAGATGTTGAAGAAGCTGATTCAGAATTAATTAGAGATTTTGAAAAATTTTTAAGTGGATTATTCACAGAGTAAAGGAAGGCGAAAAAAATGGTAAATAATTCTTTAGCAAAAAAACAGACAAAGACAACGTTTAGTGCATTCCTCGCAAAAGACGCAGTCAAGAATCAGATTAACAGCATAGTAGGAGGCAAGGATGGACAGCGATTCATCAGTGCCATTGTATCAGCAGTAAGTGTGAATCCTGCATTACAGGAGTGTGACAACAGCACTATTTTATCCGGAGCGTTGCTTGGTGAATCCCTGAAGCTGTCCCCTTCCCCACAGCTTGGTTATTACTACCTTGTGCCGTTCAATGACAAAGAAAGAGGAAAAGTGGCTACTTTTCAGCTTGGATATAAAGGATATATCCAGCTTGCCATACGTTCCAAACAGTACAAGAAATTGAATGTTATGGCAATCAAGGAAGGCGAACTGGAATACTTTGACCCACTGAACGAAGATATTAAAATCAACCTCATGGTTGATGATTGGGACGCAAGAGAAGAAGCTCCGACAGTTGGATATTACGCTTTTTTTGAACTTTTAGATGGATTTCGTAAGGCTATTTATTGGAGCAAGAAGCAGATGATAGCACATGCCGATAAATTCAGCCCGGCTTTCAGCAAGGATGCAACCACAATCAAAGTCAAAGGTGCTGAAAAAGCAAAGGTATCTTTTGCGGACTATGAAGCAGGCAATTATGATCCAAGAGATGCATGGATGTATTCATCCTTTTGGTACAAAAACTTTGACAGCATGGCCTACAAGACAATGCTTCGCCATCTTCTTAGCAAATGGGGACCAATGTCAACCGAGTTGCAGCAGGCGTTCAGTTCGGATATGACATTTGAAAATGCGGACGGCTCAAGGAATTATGTTGAAACGGAAGAAGATGTTATTGACATAGACCCGGCAGAACCGGTTCAGAGCGAACAGGAACAGCAGAATGAATCAGAACAGGCAGCAGAACCAGCACAGGACGTAGCATTCGCCCTGTTTGGTAATCAGTAAAGTATTTTGGTTGAAACACCTTAAGAAACTATTGTTGTAGACACTTGAAAATCAATATATCACAAAAGCGTTTCAAGACCTCTATTATCCCCAAGGCAGGGGGCGGTTGCTTCCTGCCTGATATTAAGGAGAAAAAAATGGCTTACAGATACAGCGGCAGCAAGTATGGTAGCAAAAAAGTTGAAATTGATGGCATTGTCTTTGATTCCAAAAGGGAAGCAAAAAGGTATCAGGAATTGGTTTTGCTTGAAAAAGTAGGAGCAATCAGCAATCTTCAAAGACAAGTGAAATATATCCTGATTCCTGTGCAAAGGGAACCCGACATTATTGGAAAACGAGGTGGAAGAAAGCCAGGGAAACTGATTGAAAAAGAATGTGCATATTATGCTGATTTCACCTATTTTGACAGAGATAAGCAGGAAACTATTGTGGAAGATACAAAGGGAATGAGAACAACGGAATACATAATCAAAAGGAAATTGATGTTACATGTGTATGGCATCAGAATCAGAGAAATATAGAAAGTAGGTGTGAAAAATGAGTGAATTACAAACAACACAGGACCTTGTTAAAGAAATCTTAAAGACATCCCCCAAGGCGAGAAATTCAGATAATTATTTGTTATATGCAGTATATGCCACGATTGGCAGGAGACATAACATTGATATAGATCACATGTCAGTTCCAAAATTCTTTCTGAACATGAAAGAATATGGATTTCCTTCCCCGGAAACTGTCAGACGTACAAGGCAGAAAATACAAGCAGCACACCCGGAGCTGGCAGGAATTGAGGATGTGGAAGCAATGAGAGAGTTGAGAGAAGAAACATTCAGGAATTATGCAAGGGGGCATATTGTTTGATGGATCCAGAGATTGCAAGAAATGGTTCGGGTTATTGTGACCCGACAGCTTTTGAAGCAATGAAAAATATTATTAAAAAGAAGGTGGACAAAATGAAACATGGCGAGATTTGGGAAATACAGCAGAATAATGGACAGTTCAAGAATGTGATTGTTCTTGCTTCACACAATGACATTGCACAGGTGCTTCATATTAGCGAATATGGTGGTGACAACAGCATTGAAGTAAATTGCCAGGGCATCAGCTTCACTGATCCACGCAAGATTCAATATGCCTTTAATGATAACTTCACTAATTACATCCGCACTTTAAAGGATGAGGAATTTGAAGCAATTATGGATGCTGTGGCGGAAGGACTTGGTCTTGCAACATCATATGAAAAAGCTGTTGAACCGGTACAGGAAGAATGGCATCCAATTCCTGAAGTGCTTGATAGATTACCTTTTGATGGTGAATCAGAAGAACTTATTAAGGCAAAGACTGAAAGAGATGTTTACAAGGACTTATATGAAAAATTGCTTGCTGATGTGATGAAGGGATGATTCGGATGTGTGGCTTTGAATGTTCAAAATGCACCTTCCCTGATTGCAGATGCAACGAAAAGCCGACACTTGACGAATTGAAGGCATCAAAGGAATTGGATGCAGCAATTGATTATGAAGAAAGAAAGAATCAGGCAAGCATCAATGGTACATCTAAGTTCTTTAAGTATAACCATTCAGAAAAAGGTAAAGCAAGGCTTCAAAAATACTACGATTCAGAAAAAGGCAGAGAAAATGAAAGAAGAAAGGCTGAAAGAAAGCGAATGAAAAGGCTTCAACAGAAAGGGACAACGGCATGAAAGATAGAAAATGTATAACATGCACTCACTTCCTATTGTGCGAAGGGAAACCAACACCTGCACCATGCTTGAACTACGAAGAAAGGAAGAAGAAAGATGGCGGAAAAAAGAATGTTTTCAATGAAGATTGTTGACAGCGACCCATTCAAAGAAATGCCACTGTCTGCACAGGCCTTATATTTCCATTTGGTAATGAATGCTGATGACGAAGGATTCTTGAACAATGCTAAGAGCGTTCAGCGGTCAATAATGGCATCTGATGATGACATGAAGCTGCTAATTGCCAAGGACTTTATAATACGTTTTGAGTCAGGAATAATGGTTATCAAGCATTGGAAGATGCACAACACTATTCAGCCGAGTAGACTCAAACCTACTCAATACATAGAGGAACGAAAACTCCTTGAAGTGAAAGAAAACAAGTCTTACACCTTGAATTTAGGCCATGTTTCACCATTGCCGACAGATTGTCAACAAAATGACAGCGAATGTCAGCAAAATGACGCAGAGATTAGATTAGAAGAGATTAGATTAGAAGAGTGTAGTGTAGTAGAGAGCGAGCCTGCGCAACCGGCACCCACCACAACACCTTCTTCAGTTACTTATAATTCTCTCATAAAACAGTATGGGAAAGAATTTGTTGATGAACGAATCGAACGTGCAAAGATGTACAAAAGAACGAACAACCTTGATACTGTTGCTAAATGGTGTGCCGAAGATTTCAAAAGACAGAAAACAAAGCATAAGCAGAACACCTTCAATAGTTTTCCACAACGTCCTTATGATTTTTGGGATAACAATGATGATTTGATTGTAATTAATCAGCCCAATGATAGTTCCTGATTAATTTAACAATAAAACTATAACTTGAAAAAGGAGAGACAATTACAATGGCAATTATTGATGACGCAAAAACACCATACGAGAAAGCAATAGCGCAATTTTTAGAAAAGCAGAGACATATAAATAACTTTCTTGATGAACAGCTGAAAAAGAATACAAGAACACTTAACCAGTGCTGGGAATATATCAGGAACATGGCAAAAAGCAAGGCTCAAAATGGTTGTGCAATGATTGAGGACTCAGTAGTATATGGCTGGGCAGAAGACTTCTTCACAATGGCAGAAGAAGAATATAAAAAATTGAATGTAAAAAAGAGCAAAGAATCCGGAAATAAATCTTCAGAGAAAAGTGAAGAAAACAGAGAATCTGAAAAAAAGAAAACAAAAGAAGACATAAAAGATAACAAGGTACAGAAGAAAACGGAAGCAATAGCGGGACAGACATCCTTGTTTGACTTCCTGGGTGAATAAATGACTCGCCGGGCAAGACTCCAAATGATTGAGGAACAGATGAATAAATTCATTAAACCTATTCCGGATGATTATTTGGAATTTTCGGACAAGGCAGTATTTAAACACAACAACTATATGATGTATTCCAAAGAAAAAGATTATGCACATTGTACCGGGTGCAATATGTCATTCGTATATGAGCAGGTACGTTCGTATAGCGACAACAGAACGCACATGAAGCACAACCGGAATGTATGGTGTCCTTTTTGTTCTAGAAATGTAAAAGCAAAGGCTATGGGATATATCAGAAATGGTTTTGAGGATGTTGCATGGAGCGGAATAATAGAAGTCAATGAAGATAATGTGCTCGTAAGATATATACGTCACATAAGAAAATATAATACAGATGGTTCGTATAACACATATTTGTGCGAAAAAGAGAGAACTGTTATCAGTAAAAATGATACAAGTACATTTGGTTATTATGATGATGGATGGGCATATTACAGAAAACCATATAATCAATGGTCAGGACCGGGAATATACAGAGAACCGGTAAATGGACTGGTTATATATAATACAAGCATTGATGCTGAATTAACAAATACCGCTTGGAGATATTCTGCAATAGATATGTATATGGAGCATATTAGGGAATACGATCAGAGAGATTGTTTATATTCAGATAGCCATCTAAAAATCAAATCTCCATATGATATCCAATGGTACTTATCTACTTACATTGATTATCCTTTTATAGAAAAATTTGTGAAATTAAAACTCTTTGCTCTTTTAGATGAGCTGCCGGATTATCGCAAAAAGTTATATCTTGATATCAACCAGAAAGAAATGCATAAGCTTCTTAAGCTTACAAAAAACAACTGCAGATATTTTATTAGATACAATGGAGATTTTAATTACCTTAAACTGCTGCAACAACTCAATTACTACCAGCTTAATGAAAAACAGGCTATGGATTTATGGATGATAAGAGGACGTAGTCCGGCAAGCGATATAAAAGATATTGCAAGATATATGTCCTTGGATAAGGCGATTCAGATGTACAATTCTTATTCGTCAACATATACGGACTATCTTGTAATGTGTCACAAAGTCGGACTTAATATGAAGGACAAATCAGTGCTATTTCCTGCAGATGTTGATAAGGCTCATGCTGAGATTGTGAAAGCCTACAATGAAAAAAAAGATGAAATATCAAAGCTAAAATTTGATGAGATAAGCACCCATGCAGATAAATATCTGTTTGAAAATGAACAATTTAAAATTGTTGTTCCGAAGAAAATCGAAGATCTATTGCGTG